GAAAAGGCGGATGCGTCGGCCTTGATCTTGCCCAGCGCCACATCCCAGCGCGCGCAGGCGCCGACGATCTGCACCGAACCCAGCAACATGACGGCCTCGCGGTTGCGGTAAACAACTTTCGGTAGTTCGGCATATTCGCGCATCCGGTCTGGATCCAGGCGCGTCTCTCCCACCGGCTTGGCCTCCATCTGGTATTGACTGTCCCAGGCGTTCAGCGTCCGGGTGGCCTTGCGCCGTTGCTCGATGTCCGACCGGACAAACCGCTCGGGCCAAGCGTTGCCGGCGTAGATGTCCAAGATGGCGCCCGGCGCCTTGGGCATGACGATGGTCCGGCCTTCGACCCGATAGTCCACGCCCTCCACCAGCAGGCGCGCGAACTTTCCGATGCCCAGCAGGACGTAATACCCATCCGGCCCGGCGTCGAAGGCCAGCGTGTAAACAGGCCTGTCACCCGTCAGGGTGCGGTACGAATGCTGAAACAGTGGGATTTTGAGCACAGCGGCGCCCCCTTCGATCTGCTCCGTGTAAATGGAGTGGTGGGTGTGTGGCGTGCCGATGTAGGTTTTTTGCGCGCCAGGCACGGCGATGTGAGTGGATTCCTCGATCTTCTGGCGCAGGTTCAGCCGGGCCTCGGCGGTCTTGATGTTCTTGGGGATTTCCACGTCATCAAAATCAATGTCGTTCGCGCGGTTGCCGGTGGCGTTGCCGTTCACGCCCACGGCCTCCATGCTGGCGTTGCGGGTGTCTTTGGCGCCGATCACTGAGAAGGCCTGCGCGCCGGGCTTTGGAGGGAGCATGCCGCGGGTCAGCGGGTGCCGACGCAGCACGTTCAAAGTATCTTTCGTCAGCTTGGTGGCCAGCTTGTCATCAGCGGCCCAGACCAGCGAAACATTGTCCTTGTCGCGGTATAGGCGCCATGCCTTGTAAATCGCGTAGGTAGTGGACTTGCTGGCCCCGCGGAAAACCATCAGTACCCGGACGGGATCGTCCGTTTTCTCCAGCCACTCGCACATGCGGACGTGCAACAGCGGAACCTGCCAGTGCAGGAGACTGGCCCACATGCAGAAAAAGACCAGGAAACTGACCTTATCCTCGGCTTTTTGCATTGGGCTTTTTGGGTGGTTGGGCTTCGGCCCCGTTCAGGCGGGTCAGCAGTTCGGTCGCCTCTTTCTCCGCCGCTTTGCGCATGTCGGCCAGTTCCTGTTTTTCATCGTCTGGCGTGCCACCCCCGGCTGGCGCGCTGGGTGCCAGGAGGGTGGTGATCCGGCAAATGAGGTTGACGGTCCCCATGGCGTTTTTCTTGATCCAGACGCGGTCGCCGCGGTCCTTTTGCGGCATGTCGGCCTGCTTGACCCCGGCGCTCGGCCAGTTACGCGGGTCGGCCTCATCCAGGAACACATCGGCCAGCAGCTCCTGCAGCTCCTGCAATCTCTCGATCTGGGTTTGCTTCATGGTCAGTTCCCTATAGCTTGTTCAAGATCGGGCGCGCGGTCGGGGAAGGCATCGGCTGGATCCCACCAATACCCCTGTTGCCAGTCCTTTTGTGCGCGCTGCTTCATGCGGGCCAGGTAGCCGGGGTTCAGCGCCTCCTGCGCGCTGAAAAGGAACCAATGCTCATAGGCCCCGCGGCTCCACCACAGGTTGCTGTAGGGCAGCTGCGAGTTTGTCCAGCGCAGGGTTTCGGCGGCCATGTGGGTTTCCTTGCCCTTGGCGGCCTCCCATGCGTTGCCGACGACCAGGTCACCGGCCAGGCCAGCCACAGCGCCAGCGGACGGGCCAAGCACCGTGCCGACAACCTGCTCGGTCTTGTTGCCGCGCTGCTCGGTCGGGTCCTTGAACAGCATGTCGCCCAGGTAGCCGGCGCCGCCGCCTTGGGTGAAGGCGCGCATCCAGAATTTCCCCTCGGTCATATCGTAGGGGTCCTTGCCCTGCACCAGCGCCTTGTTCTGCAGCACCATGCCTCCCAGCATCGTCAGCGTGAGATTCAGACCGGCCAGCACCGCCACCTTGTTGAAAGCGCCCCCTGCGGCTGTGTCAGCACCGAACCCGGCCGGCGCGCCCTCGAGCCCCTGCGGTGTATCCAGCACCCGGCGCCAGTGCCGCGTCAGCATGGCGATGGGGAAGCTCTTGAACTGTGCGAAGGAGCGCCAGAGTTCCCCGTCGATGGTGCCCGCCGGCCGCCCGCCGCCGGTGACGATTGCACGTGTCGCCACGTCGGGATTGACCACGGCGAAATTTGCCTCATCAAGAGTCAGGCCCAGCACCTTGGTGGCCACCTGGGCAGCGTCTGGTGCGCCGGTGGCTTTGATGCTGTCCGGGGTCAGGTACTGGCGGCCCTGGTGGTCGGTCGGCTTTGCCTGGTTGACCACCGACCAGTCGGCTTCCGTCAGGCCCTTGCGCTCGAGCAGATGGCGATCCCATGCGGACAGGTCGCCCCACTTCTTGGCGGACATCTTGCCCAGCCCCGACATCAGCGTCAGCGAGAAGGCATTGCGCAGGCCATCGGTCCAGGCGTTCATCAGGGACAGCTTCATCACGGACCCGGCAACCCGTCCGGTCAGGCTGTGAGTCATGTTGTCGCCGGTCCAGCGGTTCAGGGTCGATGTCAGGGATTCCCCGATGATCCCGTGGGACTGCATGAAGTCGCGGGTGTCGCCGTCGAACTGCTTGCCGATGTTGCGCAGCATGTCGAAGTAGGGGAGCTTGTTGTAATGCAGGGTGGCCACGATGGTGCCCATGTCCGTGGCGCTGGTCAGCACGGCGCCGCCCAGTTTGGCGGCTGTCTGGATGTTGCGCAGGTCCTGCCCCACCTGGGACAGCAGCACGTTCTCCGGGGTGGCCGCCTTGCCGCTGACCACGTTCCAGTAGGCCTCCGCCGTGGTGCCGGCCAGGCGCTGGTCCTTGATGCCTGCCAAGCCGCCCATGTCGTCCACACGCTGCGCCACGTCCGACTGCACGCGGAATTGCTGCTCGGGGTTCGGGCCGTAGCGCTCCACCAGGCCGATGTCCCGCGCCATCCTGCCGACGTGGCCGACCATGGCGTCATACAGCGAACCCTCGCCGAACTCGCGCATGTAGCCCATCCAGGCATCGCCGTCCTTGAAGTGCAGGACCCGGCCGTCGCTGCCATGGTTGGCACGCGCGCCGGACCCCTTGAAGGCCCCGGGGTCGACCTTGTTCAATCCGCCGGTGGCCAGCGTGTCATGCGCGCCGCGCAGCAGGTCCAGGACTTCCGCGTCGTTCATCAGCTGGCCGTCCGGCCTGACGTATTGCTCCCGGTCCAGCAGCGGCAGGACTTTGGCCGACCAATCGCCGGGGGCGGTGTCTCGTATCTTCGCGGCGTCGTGCGCTTGGGACAGGTAACCGTAGCCCAGCTTTCCGACATCCCCGCCGGCAGCATTGAAGCGCAGGCGCATGGCCTCGATGGTGGACAGCCAAGCCTTCGCGCCGGCCTGCGCCACCTTGTTGCCGGTCCCGCCTGCCCCGTTGGCGAACACCTCGCGCACCACGTCCGCGGTCATGGCCGGGTTGTCCACGTCGAACATGCGCATGGCCAGGTTCCGCATGGCGCCGGTGCCGTCCCGGGATTGCGCCGCGTCGATCATGTCGCCCAGCCCAGCGATGGACTCATTGCGCAGGCCGTCGATATATTGGCCGGTTTGCTCGATGTCGCGGATCAGCCCCTGCGAGCGGGTCAGGTTGCCCAGCGCGGCAGCGCTCTGGATCCTCATGTCGGTTTCGGAGGTGCGCAGAATCTGCAGCGTGGCGCGGTATTCCTTGAGCGCCGCCTGGGCCTTCATGTCCTCCATGGCGGCCACTGCCGCCTCGGTGACTCGCTGATCACGGGACAGCCCCTGCCAGCGCTGCCGGTCCAGCCGGGCCAGTTCCCGCATCTTTCCGCTGATGGCGTCCTCGATGGCCTGGATTTTGGCCGGACTGAGGGGCTTGCCAGCGGCGGCGTTCACGGCTTTAATGCAGTTCGGATTCATGGACACATTCCTTCTTTTCTGGTTCTACATCGGCTGCATGCTGGGCATGGCGTACCTGTGCGCCTCCGCAGCGCTGGGCAGCTTCAAACTCGGCTGGCGATACCTCGGCACCCTGTCCAGGCATATCGCGGCGCTGGCGGCCGTGGCCATCGTGCTGGCGGGCGGGTTCATGCTGTTCCCGTAGACAGGGCGCAGTTCGCAGCCACCTCAAGCAAAGGGGCGTCTTGCACGCCCAGCTCTGAATCCGTGCCCTCGATTGATTCCCGGCGGATGCGGTCCAGCTCCTGGGCGACGGTCACGTCATTGCCGGCCGCGTCTTTGCCGACAACCATGTCAGGATTCACGCGCTCGATTTCGGCGGCGCGGTCCAGTACGGATTTTGTGTGGTGGTCTTTGGGGGATGCCTGGGCGGCATCGGTGGCGGCAGGGCCGCCGGGCGTTACGCTGGCTTCTGCGCTGGCTGCTGTGCGGCCAGGGTTGACTTCTGCATCGCTTCCAGAAACTCCTGGGCTTCGGGACTCGGTGCCTGGAAGTCCCGCTTCAGCTTCGCCTGCGCGGCCGGAGACAAGGCCATCGTAGGTTGCTTTGCTGATTGAGCTTTTTTCATAGAGTTGGTCGGCTGCGGCATAAGCGCGGCCGGCAAGGTCATTGTATGAAAAATCAGGGATTTGCGCAACGAAGCGCTGCTGTCCCGGCCCCCGGGTGTTTTCCACGATTCGAATCTTTACTCTGTCGTCCGAAGCGTACTTTTCAGCCAGGGCGGCCAGGGTCTTGGGGGCATCCTGGTGCGCCTGCGCAGCCACACCCAGGGGAACCGTCCGGCCGTCACGCTCGGCGCGCGAGATCACCCCGTTGACCAGGGCGTCCATGGGGTCGCGCGCGGTGTAGGTGATCAGCACGGTGCGCCCACTGGCCAGCGCGGATTCCACGGCCTCCATGGATTTTTTCAGGCTCGCCAGGGTGGTGTCGTAGATCGCGTCAAATTTGGCCTCGTAGCCCGGTGCCACCGTGTCCAGGCTGGTGGACTTCCCGGACCCGCCACCACCGCCCAGAATCATCACGCTCCCGGTCTCGGGAGGCTGGGCCAGCAGGCGGTTGTAATGCTCGCGGGCCAACCAGCTGGCGGGCTCATGGACTGCAGCGGCGAACCGGCTGCGGGATTCCTTGGATGCCGCGTAGTCGGGTGAGAGGTCACGGAACAGGTCTGTATTCACCACCTTGCCGCCGCGTGTCTCCGGTTTGGCAGCATAGGCTGCCAGCGTGCCGTCCACGTCGGCCAGCATCTGGTCAGTAAACCGCTGTTCGACAATCCGCTGGTCGGCGGCCAGCCCGCGCACCGGGCCTTGCAAGATGGCGGCGGCCTCTCGCGGCGTGGTGGCTTCGCGCACGTCCTGCGCCAGCGTCAGGTTGTGGGTCATCACCGCATCGGTTTGGTCAGGGGTGAGCCCGGCCGGCTCAGCGGGTTTTGGTGCCTCGCCTGCTACAGGTTTGATAGCTGCTTGCGCCCGTGTGGCGCGGGCTGCGCTGTGCAAAGCATATGCCGCGAACCCGGCCGGCACCAGCGATGAAACCGCCAGGCCCACAGGGTCCAGCGGGTCGTACGCCTCGGCCAGTTCCTTGTAATTCGCGCTTCGAAGGATTTCCCGGGTGGCCGCCTGCTGCGCCACGAACGCGCCAGGCCCGCCCACTGCCCAGAGGCCGGCGGTCGCCAGTTTGGAGGCTGGCGCAGCCACCGGTAGCAGCACGCCGGCCGCTGCGGTCGCTCCGGTCAACGCGCCGACCTGTGTCCGGGTCTTGATGTCAACGCCCTGTCGCGCCAGGTCGTCCGCAGCAGTCAGGCCCTCATCGCCTCCCAGCATGGTGGCGCCTGCAAGCGCGCCGCCGGTGACTGTGTAGCCCACCGCCTTGGTCACGAAGCGGGAAAGGTCGAACGTCAGGCGCTCGGCGGTGCTGGCGGTTGCTGCGTCCGGGCGGTAATCTCGGGCCACCTCGCGGAGAGCCGTGCCCATTTCGCTGGTGAACTGCCCTTCTTTCGGGCCGCGCCCAACGTCCGACCCCAGTCTGGCGGGAATCGTCAGCAGGTCAAAAGCAGATGAACCCTTTTCATCGGAGACTTCGGACAGTTTGTCGGATACGGCTTTGCCCATGTCCGACGCCGCTCCGCCGGCCTCGGCAACCGCTGCAGTGACGCCGCGCGGCAGTGCGCTCCAGCCGTTCCACTTGGGGACCGGCTTCGGCCGTTCAGGCGGGAGCGTGGACAGGTTATCGAGTGCTGCGTCCGTGTCGTTCTGGTACAGGTCGCCCAGCATTTATTGCGCTCCGATGGTGATGCGGCGTTTGCCATCGGCGGACATCACCGGCCGGCCGTTGACCATGACATTGAACTTTCCCGGGCCGGCATAGGACAGCTCGGCACCCGGCAGGCTCTTGACGAACTGATCAACCGGCACCGGCACGCCGGCAGCGCGGACAAACTGATCGGCCGGTTTCGCGCCGGGCCCTGCGGCCTGCAGGGCAATATCTGCCGCGCTGATGCTTTTCAGGCGCTTGTCCAGCGTGTCCTCGTCCATGCCCGCAGGCAGGGGCAGGCGCTTGCCGTTGCGCTCGATGATGTTTCCCCCCACCGCCAGGCGCACGGCGCGCTGCATGTCCTTCTCGGCCAGCCTGCCGCCGTTCTCTGCGGCCATGCCGTGGGCGATGTACAGCGCGGCGTCCCTGACGCCTTCGGTCAGCTTCTGGGAGGCGAACAGCCCGGCTGTTTCCTCGGTCATGAAGCGCTTCCACTGCCCGGTGGTCACATCCGCCTTTGCTGCGTTCTTGGTGCTGGTGCCGTCATTGGCGGCTGCCGCTCCTTTCAGGATCAACTCCGACACAAAGCGTCCTTCTGTGGTTTGCGATCCTGCCGATCCGAATGCAAGCGCCAAGGCGCGGTCTTTTTCATTGAGCTGCTGGGCCATGCCGGCGGACGCCTGCGGGCCCATCGTGGTGGCCAGGGTGGCGATGGCTGCGCTTTTCTCTTTCGGTGGCAGGTTGTCCAGGATCCGGCGGACGGGCTCGATTTCCTCGGCGGTCAAGGGCGCCACCGGCCCGCCGCTCCATTGCCGTGCACGGTCAGCGATGGGCGCGCGCTCGGCCAGGCTCTTGGTGATGCCTGCAATGGAGCTGGTGTCCAGCGGCTTGAACTCCGCGGCATCTGCGCTGCGCTCCAGGTAGGCGCGCATGGGGTCCTTGTCGATGTCGGTCTTGGAGCCGTTCACGACTTTTTCGATCTGCTCGCGGCGGCGCTGCAGGTCTGGGGAATTCCCCTCCTTTGCGATCTTTGCCTGGATGGCGTCCAGGGCTGCGCGCTGCGCCGGCACGGGCATGGAGGCCAACCCGCCGGACTCTTGCGCCTGCCGGGCCAGTTGCACCACCCCGGCCTGGTAGGGCGTGCCGGCTGTCTGGCTGATCACCTTGTCGATGTAGGCCGGGTCCATCGCCAGGCCCTTGTCGCTGACGCCTTGGAACGTCTGGAAAGCCGCCTCGGCCTTTTTCAGGCTGGCTTCGGCCTGACGCGCTGCGCGTGCCGCCTGCATTTCCGCGCGCTGGTCCAGTGAAAACTTGTAGGCGCTGGTGCGATCCATCAGGACGGCCTTCTTCTGCGGGTCCAGTCCGTCCATCTTGCTGATGGTCTGCTCCACCACGTCCAGCTGGCCGCGGTTGTTGCGCGCCCCGCTGACCATTTCGTAAGCGCGGGTGTAGTTCACGGTTTCGCGGAAGCCTTGCACCTCCTTTTCCACCTTCTCAGGGGTCCAGCCGGCGGCCGGGCCGGCGGTGCGCGCTGTCTGCTCCCACTGTTTGCTGGCGGCCTCGATGTCGGTCCCGGCAAACCGCTGCATCTGCTCCTTGTAGGTCAACAGGCCGGCGTCTGCCTCCTGCTGGTCGCGCTTGCGGATGGTGTCCTCCAGGCGGTTGCCCAGTTGCCCGTTCAGCCCCTGCATTTGCGCGGTGACCAGCGGCGCTAGGTCGGCGGGCAGGGCTTTTACTCTCTCGGTCAGAACCTTGGCGCTGCCTTCGGTCCACAGCTTGCGCGCGTCGTCCTTTTTCAGCACACCGGTGGACAGCTTGCTGGTAATGTCGTCGTTCAGGTCAGCCAGCCCGGTCTGGATGCCAGCGTGTGCGGTGAGTTGCTGGATCTGCTCGGCGCGGGCGGCCTGCTTTTCGGCCTCGCGCTTTTTCTCGGCTTCCACCTGTTTCTGCGCGCGCTCGATTTCGGCCAGCCCCTGGTCGGCAATGGCTGACGCGGTGCCGCCCAGCCGTGCCCCTGCAGCAGCCAGGCCGCCGTCGTCGGTTGGTCGACCCGATGCAATCGGCGTGAGTGATGGCGTCGGGGTGCGGGCGGTTTGTGGCGTCAGCTGGCCGCCTTCGCCCATTGGAATTTTTGCCATCAGTCACCGCTCCCAAGGTTGCCGGACGTGTAACGCGACATCGGGTTTGATGCCGTGGAGGACCAGCCAGAGCCGTAAGCCTGCGAGCCGAATTTGAGTGCAGAGCTACCCGCGTTCAGGTAGCCGGCCGACTTCGCGTTTTTGCCAGATGCAAGGGCTGCGGCGCCGTTCTGCCGTGCGTTCGCTGCGGCGGTGTCGGCAGATATGGATGCGCCCTGCCCGCCCGCGATGATCTGCCGCGCCCGGGTGTTGCCTGACAGGATGGTGGTCAGCGCATCCTTCTCCCCGCCCTGCATGATTTCAAAGTTGATCAGTTCGGCCGTTCCGTCGCTGACCGATGTCCCGCTGGCTGCGGTGGCCGCAACTGCCGCGGAGCGCTGGCGCTTGGACGCCTGTCGTATCTGGTCAGCCTGCAGCGCAGCTTCCCCGCGCGCCGTGGCGGCGTCGGCCTCGGCCTGGGCTTTCTGGTAGTTGCCGATGGCCAGGGATTGCTGCGCCTGGTTCTCGTTGACGGCGGCGATGCGCTCCCCCTCGGCCTCGGCCTGCTTGCCCTGGTTGACGGCGCTGATGGCGCTGGTTGCGGCACCGGCCGCCGCCAGGCCCAGCATGATCGTGGTCGGTTCGCACATGGTTTACCCCCTCTTCCAAAACATCAGAAATTGCTCATCCGGCCCACATGGCACAGTGCCGATCGTGAACCCCAGCCAGCGCAGCCACTGGATGGACACCACGTTTTCACGGTGCACCTGGTTGTGCAGGTATTCGTATTCCTTGTGCATGTCCGCTACCTGGGCATGGCACTGGCGAACCAGCCGCCGGGCTACAGGCATTGCGGCATCGGTGGCCAGCAACCAGGGCACGCCCCAGCCCTCCAAATGCGAAGGCGTCACGCCGAAGATCACCGACGGCACGCCGTCAATCTCTGCCGTCCGGCACCACACCGACCAGCCCCGGCTGGCTTCCACCAGGTCAACCGCCGGGGCGCCAGGGTTGGACAGGCTGATTTCCTTCAAGTCCGCGGCGCGCAGGTTGGCGGCGATGTGGGCGGCGTCCTCCGCGGTGGCTGGGCGAAAAGTGATGTTTGGCATCAGTCGTTCACCGTGCATTTACGGATCACCGCCAGGACGTGGAAGGCAACGGGCTCGGGCTGGCTGATGGTGAGCTCGTTCAGATAAATCTGGTCGGACAGGGTGGTTTCCCGTAGGTCGCCGCTGCCGACTTCGGGCGGGCGGTCCAGCAGCTCGGCATTCATGCGGCGGAAGTCTTTGGCGAGTCGGCCGTTCACCACGATCCCGACGGTGTCCAGCACGCGGACGATGACCTCGGCCACGCTGATGGCGGCGCCCTGCGAAGTGCCGGCGATGTTGCCGACTTCGGGGTTTTTCAGGGTCATCAGCGGCGTGTAGCCCAGCCCCACCTCCACGGCGTTGGCGGTGCGGACCAGCTCAATGGTTCCGCCGGTGACAACCTGCTCCCCCTGGTAAATGCCATCGGCCAGGACCTTGACGGTTTTGCCTTCCAGGTGATCGAAGCCGGTCCACGTGGTTTTTGCCACCCCGTCCGTGTCCGTCATGGCGCAATCGGTTTTCAGGTCGGGATCGAAATACTCGATGTAGCGCTTGACGTTGCCGTCGATGGTGCGCTGCACGATGTTCCAGGTCTGCTCTGACGTGGCGGTCGGGATGGCTGCGGCGGACTCGTACAGGCCCTGAGTGGTCCAGCGGCCCCAGGCGTTGACTTCCTGCTCGGTTTCGTAGGTCGACACGGCCATCTGGCCGTCCGCGCGGACACACGTCAGCTGTGCGTCTGGCTCCTGCTGGAAGCACATGCCCACAATGCCGGATTCGGTGATGTGCTCGGAAAATGCCGTCCGGTCGGGTGAATCGAACCCGTCGATGTCGTATTTGTAGCCACAAGCGCGGATCTTCCGGCCGGCGCGCTGGACAAAAAGGATTTCGTTGCCGACCTTGACCGGGCGCACAAAGTTTGCGCCGGCGTTGGACTCGTCATTTTTCTGGAAGTTTGTGGCAGACATCGCCTTTTCGACGCCGCCCCGCGCGCTCATTTCATTGCTGGACGTGAACACCATCAGCCGGCGCGCCTGTGACAAGTGCTGAATCGGTGCAATCTCGGAGGTTTCCAGAGTCTTTGAGAACGCGGCGTCGTCAGCGGTGCCGAGTTCAAAGTCCAGCACGTTGCCGATCCGACTCAAAGCCAGGGTCTGCGGGTGCCCGGGGGAGCCCGCCAGCAAGAGGCGCTGCTCGTACAGCGCCACGGCGCGCGGGTAGCCGTTGGTGCCGCCCCAGATGGACCGGTTCAGGGTCCAGGAATTGGCAATGGCCGGCGTTACGCTGGTCAGGATCTGCTGGACAGTGCCGTTCACCACGGTGCTGCTCGAGTAGCCGGTGATCTTGATCAGCCCGCCGTTGACCTTGATGTACTTACCGACTTCGCCGGACGCGCGCCAGCCGGCGGCGCCAAGGGTTGCAGTCACTGCAGCGCCGACCGGACCCACCACGGACGCGGTCAGGGTTGTCTGCGGGGTGCCTTCAATCGTCCAGTCGCCCGATGCAATGCTGGTGCCGGGGAATGCGCTCTTGATCTCGCACGTCACGTTGTTGGCGTCGACGTAAGCTGTGATGGTGGCCAGGCCGGAGCCGCTGACGATGTCCCGCCCCACGTCAGCCGCAAAGAATGCGCCCGTCGCGCCGAAGTTACGGCCAGCGCCCACCGCTGCGGACGAAAGGGTCAGCACCAGGGCCGGGCTGACGCCCAGTTCATCGAAGGGTTCGACGGAGAACGGAGCAGCCAGGAGCCGCCAGTTGTCATCCCCGAAGCGCTGCAGGCGCTGGGTGGGCACCTCGGGATGCACCAGAAACATGGTGTCGGCGCCTTGGACATAGCCGATATCGTCCAGCATGGCATCGGTGTACGGCGTGACAATCTCGAAGGACCCGACCCGCACGCCGTCCTTGAAAACGCGCATGTACAGGTCCCCGACCTCCAGCATGTAGGCCTGGTCCCGGTTGTATTTGAAGGTGATCAGGCGGGTTGCCTTGGCGCTGAATTTGACCTCGGCAACCCAGCGGGAGCCGGGCCGGCGACGGGCACCGCCTTGCACAAGGTACTGCACGTTTTCCCCGACCTTGAGCCCGTTGCCATACTTGGCAATATCCACGCGGCTGCCCACACGGGGGGACAGCTCCCCGGCCGTGAAGTTGGTTTGAATGGGAACTGCCTTGCCCATCAGAAGCGCCCGGCAAGCAGCGGAAATTCATCGCCGAAGGTGTCGCTTGGGTTTTCTTGCCCGTCGATGGCCTGGGCCTCGCGCAGCGTCTTGGTGGCCGTTTCCAGCAGGGAGTCCCGCAGGCTTGTGCTTTGGCATACCGGATACGCCAGCAGCGCGGCCATCATGGCGGTGGCAGTCTCAACCAGACCAAAGTCCCAGTTGTCCTCCACATCGTTGCGCCAGACGTAGCGCAGGGGCAGCGCGGTCGCGTTGGCCAGGATCATGCGGTTCTCGAGCTGGAAGTCAGCGACGAAAGCGCCGGGCCGGCCGACCTCCATCAAGCGCAGGAAGTCCGAAGGCAGGGGAAACTGTGCGGTGTAGCCATAGGCGGGCGGCACGGCGTCAGGGGACAGCAGGACGCGCTTGATCGCGCAGTTCCAGAAGTGTTTGCGCAGCAGGGAATCTCGCAGCGATGGGTACAGGTTGACGCAGTACCGCGCCCGGTCGCTGTCCTCCTGCAGGCTGGCTATGGGGTCCTTGCCCAGCATCAGGAGGGCATTCGAACAAATGGATACTGCCGTTGTCATGCTGCTGGTCCTTCAAACAAAAACGGGGAGCCAGAGGCCCCCCGTGTAAAACGCCACCGCGTTGGAGACGGTCACGCGAATGGCAACTGCTCTTTACGGTGCGACGTACTGGATTTCCGCGCGGATCGCAGCGTTCGCCGTTGGCGTGGCCGCAGCGAAGGTGCCGTAAATCTCGCAGTCCTGCGGCAGCACGTAGTACTGGCCGGCAGTCAGTTTGGTGCCGGTGTAGATCGGTGCCGTGGCCGCCGAAGTGATCGCGGTCGCGGCCATGATCGCGGTCGCATCCACTGCCACCTTTGTGGTCGCATCGCGCAGGCCCAGGGCCAGGGTCAGAGACGCGGTGTTCGCAGCGTTGGACAGGATCGGTCCTGCCAGGATGCGCGAACCTTTGGGCAGCACAATGCCGGTCCCGAAGGTGTCGCCGCTGGCCGCTGTGTAGGCGGCAGCTGCGTCGAGGATGACGGAACGCACACGGTTGTGGGCGGCAGATTGGATTTTGCTACCCGCGGCGATCGCTACTGCGGTGCGGGTAACTGTTGCAAGTTCAGCCATGATGTGGACTCCTGATGTTGTGCGGGTTTAGACGAAGTCGATCTTCACGACCTTGAGCTCGGACTGGCGGCCGGCGCCGTAGCTCGCAGCCATGGAGGCCTGAACCAGGTCCTTCTTGTCAGGACGCGGGCTGATCTTGCCTTCCTCGTAGCCGGTGCCGAAGTCGATTGCAGACTTCGAATAGGCCATGGTGCTGTACACCGTCGACACTTTGGTCAGGCGCTGGTATGGGATCCAGTTGAAGCCCATCCACTTGCCTTTCAGCGTGCCGGTCTGCAGCATCTGGCCAGCCATGTAGTCGGCGCTGGTCAGGGTCGTGTCGGCCAGGATCTGGCCCAGTGCCACGTCGTTGTAGAGCATGTACAGCTCCTCGCCGTTTTCCTCGTCGGCCTCATTGGCGCGGAAGATCTGCTTCGCAGCGATGACCTTCGCCTTAGTCAGACCGGTGGCGCCGTTGACGATGATCTGGGTGGAGGGCAGCGTGAAGGTGGTAGTGCCATCCACGGAAGTGATGCTGCCCAGGCCGGCCTCATAGATCGTCTGGTCGATCTTGCGGTTCTTGGCTGCCATCAGCGACTTCATGTAATGGCCGCCCGTGATCGGGTTCGCCAGGACTTTTGCCACGTCGGCGCGGTCCATGGGGAAGGCCTTGTAGAAGTCGCGCATCACGGCATTGCGGGCCGTGTGTTCGATGTCGGAAAACACCGTGTCGCCGTGGCGCGTGGTGTTCTCGTCCAGGTCGCCAGCAGAGCCCAGGGCGTTGATGGTGAACGATGCGCCGACGATGGTGCCGCGGTCGTTGACCGTGCCCATGAGGCGGGAGACTTGCTGCTGTGCTTCAAGGCGGAGGGCTGTGTCCCAGGCCTTGACGTGTTGCGTGGTGATGGTGTCGGACATCCCCAGCACCAGGCCATTGCGGGCCATGTGGGAGAACAGCGTGTCGTGCAGCTTTTCGCCCACGGACTGGAAGAAACCGGGCTTGATGGCCACAGCGATGAGCAGAGCGGCGATAACCGCCACGGTGCAGAGAATCGAGAATTTCATGATGGACTCCTGAAG